CTGATTTCAGCAGACAATTCGCTATCAACAACATAACCAGCGTAAGGAGAACCAGTTTTGTCAGTGGTCATTTCCTTTGCCTTTACATCGTTGCCATCAATCAAAGCTCTTGAAAAATCTTTCAAGTATGAATTGATTTTAGCTCTTTTTACTTGAACCTCATCAGCGAAAGCACCTGACTTTGTTTCCATAGCCTCTTTCTGTGATTTAACCCAAGCTTCGACCTCCCCTTTCATTGAGACGACAGCATCATCAAGTTTCTTGACGAGCTTAGTTTCAACTGCACCAGCTTCCTTTTTGAAAGCCTTAGCAACTTCTTCTGCTACTTCTTCAGTAGCTTCTTCAGTAGTAGTTTCAACAACAGGAGTTTCCTCAACTGTGGTTTCACCCTCTACATCTTTTAGCATAGCTTCTAGCTGTGCCTTAGTGAATTTACTCATTTTATTGATAAATTACTTTATAAAACGTGTCCCCCAGAAAGGATTTAATACTGGACATCACGGATTTTTATTAAACTATAAAGAACGTAAGGCTTTAAGTATCTTCTCTTTCTTATTAGCCATATTCCTTTTATCCATTTCTTTTAAGGCTTGGGCTATTAAGTTTAAAGTTACTTTTTTCTTGTCTATTACTAATTTTGTTTCAATAATAGTTTCTACCGCTTTTTCCTCGGTAACAGTTTCTATTTCTTTCTCTAAGGTTTCAATTTCCTTTTTAGTATCATCAGCTACCTTTTCAAACAAAGCACGAGCATTAGCTGGAACAGATACCATAGAAACTTCTAATAGCTCTGATTTTAGGATTTTACCCTCATTATCAAATTCTTTAGGTATGAAACCAACAGACGAAGTGTTCAAAAAACCTGATTCTGCCATTTCTTTAGCTAATACACCCTTAGGATTCATTAAAGCAAATTCTGGTTCAGCTTTAGTTTTATGGTCTTCGGTTCGGATATTATTCATTTTACCGATTATATGGGTAATTGAATCATAATTATGGCTATCTAAGAGGACAGGGTTCTTCTTAAACCATTTTAAGTCCCAATCTTGCATAACAATATCACCGTGGCGGTCTTCATCATCTGTGGAGATAATCATAGTCATTACTTCCTCGTCTTTATCTTCCTTTTTAACAATAGTCTTTTCAAAACAGACAGGTAATTCCATTGAAAAACCTTTATATTCGTTTTGGTTCTTTTGCCAAAGTTCAGCGTAGGTTTTAACCCCGAATTCATCTAAACTTTTTCTGCTAATATCTAGAAATTTATTCATCTTTTTATAATTATACCATATTTATTAAAAACTATTAAATTATAGCGTGCATTCACAGTTACAAATCTCACCAGCCCCTGCGTTTGGGTCAAGTGGGTGTCTCATACCATTTGAAAAGAATCCATTGACTGGCACTTCTTCTCCGTCCATTGAAGCGTGGTTGTCTCTAACTCCACCTTTAATCCCAGGCGACCAGACCCAAACCTTTGTAGGAATACCCATTTGCTTATATCCATCTAATCTAGCTTCTTGGGTAGCAATTCCTATTTCAGTATTAGCAATAGTGGAAGCTCTAGCTTCGGTAATACCGTTATAATTATCCTTTATTCTATCAACTAATTGGCTAAGTGTTTCTTCGTTACCAGTCCATTCAGTCAAAGTTTTTGTTAGAGTATCAGCCGTAGTTTCATTTATCTTTTTTGACCAAAACTCAAAGCGATTAGTTAGATTAGATTCAAGACTTGAAGTATAAACAAAAGCTGAACCAAGATTAAACATATCATAGACATCTTGACCTGATTCCTTTGCTATTTGTTTTATAGATTCTAGTAACGGATAGGCAAGTTTTATTTCCAATTCAATATCAAATATTTCCCCGACATTCTTTTTAATCATTACAAGCTTTTTGCTATCTATATTAGCCAAAACTCTTTTCTCTTGTCCTTTGAAATAAGTATCAAGTTGTTTATTAAAGCGATTCTGCTTACTTTCAAGGCTCTTGGTATGATATTTAAAATATTGCTCTCGGTAGCTTTTATTCTTTAAAGGGTGTGAGAATACAGGCTTAACTGACTTCTGTTCAGGAAGCATAGGAGATTTATTGAATGGATAGACTATCTCATCACCTCCCTTGATTGGTTCAAGACCTAATACTTCTCGTTTTTCATTAGTAGTCATTGCACTTACTTTGTCTGCTATTTCAAGAGTCTTTAATTTAATCTCGGTATCTTCTGGTGTTGGGTCTACGAAAGTCAAATCTAAGTCTTTTGGTAGTAACTGCCAGTCTAAAACATTAACTAACTCTTGAATCAGAGGTTTAATAGTTTCTCGTAAGAAAATACGGTATGAGATTTCCCCATTAGCAAAAGTTTCCTCACTAGTAAGTCCTAGAATTGATTTAGGCACACCAGTAATAACCACCAAATCATTAGCGGTTATCTTTTTGCTATCCATATAAGAAAGTTCGGCAGGAGTTAATCCCAGTTTTTGAAACTTAGCATCACCACCCAAAAATAAAGGAGTTCCAGATTTCTCGGCTTGTGAGTATTCTTCTCTATAAGTTTCCTTAAGGGTATCTAATTGCTCCTTGCCTAAGATATTATCAAAAGTGAATACTGACTCCACACTACCTCCATTTTTAAGGATAGCATTATGGTATTTGCTTAATTGATTATCAAGGTCAATAGAATATAAACCAGCCCTTAATAAAGAAAGCCCTTCTGTTGGTTTCTTTGGATTAGGATTTACCCAATAGATACACTCATTAAAGGGTATAGTTTCTTTTTTAGCTGTTTGATAATCTTGAACCTCAAAGCTTTTGATTTTACCAAGTTCGTCATAATTGATAGCCATTCCTGCTGGGTTTAAAAGTTTAAGTTCATCTATTTTTGAATTTTCACTAAAAACACTTTGATTACCTATTTTCCTAATTAAAGCAAAACCACAAACATCGTGGTAAATAGAGGCTAATCTCCAGAACATATCACCGGTCATCTCTTTGTTTGGTTTATCTAAAAGGTTCAAAATAGGATGTTCCGTTACCTCTTTATCCCCTTTAAATACTTTAAATTCTACTTGACCGACTTTATCGGCTCTTTTGTTTATACCTTTATTAACATAAAGTGAGATTTCATTGATAGATAAATATTGTCCTGCTGATAGAACACTATCACCCTGCATATTAACCGATTTGTGGAGTGAATATTTACTATCGGCTGACTTTTTGAAAAGGTCTTTGATTTGTTTAAACATTTTTTTCAGATTTATTAAATAATTTATATAATTATATCACAAAATAGGCTAGTCAACAATTAAAAGCCTATATATGGTTGTTTTGCTTTCGTATAAACAGCATACCTTAACGCATCAAGCAAATGGTCATTACCATCGGCTGGTTCGTTTGTAGGTTCTTTATTTCTATCCAAAGCCCAACAATAGTTCTGCATTTCGTTTATCAAATTAACACTATCCTCTGTATAAAAAACATTCTTACCAAGTAAAAAATCTACACCAGCTTTTCGTGAACCTGCCCCTTTGTCAGAAGATGTCATATACCACCCATAGCTCTGAAATTCTGCTACTGATTTTGGTTCAGCCCCATCACCGAAGTTTTGGTATTGCTTTTTAATACCTTTTAATTCCATTTGTTCTGATAATTTCTGATTTATAAGCCCTGTTTGATAGATTATTTCACGAACATAAATATTATCATTATGTTGTTTTACCTCTACTACACCCGCTGGGTCATTTGAAAAACCAAAGTCAGTCCCATAGAATATCGGATAATCTAAAGCCTCATATTCTTTTACCGAGATAGGTTTCCAGTCCTTGAATATTACACCTCTCCTTCCACTTGGGACTAAGCCCATTATCATATTGTAAAAGTGTTCGGGATTTGTTTCTTTATATCGTAAAAAGTTATCAATCGTTGTGCTGTTTAGATGTATTTCATTATCCTTATAGGTAGTGTGAATAGCATTGTGTTATGTGCTTCACTTTCTTTTAATTCTGCTTTATAGAAACCATCTACTCCACATTCTACAAGATTAAACCACCGCTTACATATCCAGTGGTCTTTTGGTGGCATATTAAAAAGGAGATAGATATTTACATCGGCTTTGATGGTTCGGAGTGAGTCATCTAACTGGCAAAAATCTTCATAGCCTATTTCTTCGGCTTCTTCAATAATAATATCAGTATAGCCAGCAAGTGATTTTAATTTAGCTTTCTGGTCGCCTGATGATTTCTTAAAACCAATACCATTTATCATATTCTGCTTATACTTGATAGTCAGTAAGTGGTCTGTAATTTCCAATTCTGGTTGATTCAATAAATCATAATCACCTAATCGGTCATTTATTTCTTTAAAAATAGAATTACGAATGTCGCCAGCCACAAGCCTCATAATACCGCAACGGAAGTAGTCTTTTGAGAATAGTTTTATAGTAGCAACCTGCGAGGCAAAGTAAGAACGCCCACCAGCACGACCTCCGCATATAAGATAATAACGCTTACCACCTTGAAAGGCTGGCAGATACGGCTCGTTTATATCTACATTAGTCTTTTCTATCTCCATCGGTTTTTCTACCGCTTATTACATTGACTTCAAACATTCCTTTTAGTTTTTCACCGCCAGTAGTAATATCTGTTTCGTTTTTATCTTTCCAATTAAAGTTATTTATCAAATGGAACTTTGTCATATTAGAACTTAATTGCTCTTTTAATCCACCAACAACTGCTCTTGTCTGTAAAATATCCTTGATTTTTTCTATAGTTTCCGAAATCTCGCCACCCTTTTTATCCCATTCGCTTATCCTTTGCATTGAATAAGGCTTGTCTGTAATAAGCTCTCCTAGAAATATTATCTCTGAATTATCAGTTAAAGCTGATAAAAGTCCTGTAACCTCATCTAAAATAAATTCATCTGTATAAGTTACTGGTCTGCCACCTTTGTGCTTAGTAGGCTCTACTTGTGGCAAAACTGCACCAGATTCGCTTGTTTTATTATCAATGGTAGTTTCTATCGTTTCAGTAGATTTTTCCTCAATTTTTATTTCTTCATTATTCATTACTCAATTATAACATATCTTAATATACAGTCCAACCTTTATATCCCTCAATGATATAATTAAAGCATTTATTTATAGAACAGAATCAAACGAGATGACCTACTATCCCTTGTAGTCATTGTTTGTAAGTTATCTAAGGCACTCTTTGAGGTCGGGGGTTATCAGGTTGGCGGATATAGCCCCCACTCTTGAAGAAAGCCCTAGTTGTTAGCCCAAGTTTTGTAAGAGATGTGCTAATAGCTCTTATTATTCTAATTGTAAAAAACCTCTTGGGAGAGTTAAGGAAGATTTTACTCCTCCCCAAGCTCTCCTAAAAGGTCTTTAAACTTCTTATTAGAACCTGTTAAAACTCTCCAGTAGACTTACTACTATACCTACAATTATACACCTAAAATAAAATCAAAACAAGTAAATATCTGGCAACGAGTAACTAGAGCTTACAATGACGACCGCAAAGTCTTTCATTGCCAACCTCTCTAATTACCCTGTGTCAAATATCTAATAACTATCCCTCTCTCCTCCCCCACTTCCCTCTCTCTTTATTTCCAAAATAGCCTTAAAAGAGGGGATATATTTCGGTGGGGGAGTAGGGGAGTCTACTTCTTATCTCCCATCACAGCATAAATAATAATCGCAATTATACCGAACAAGAACCCCATCAGAAAAGCAAAGTTTTTATCTCTACCTTTTGACTCGGCTATCTTGTAGGTTATAAAACCAAATATTAACCCTGAAATTATATATATCATATTATTTCCTTCCCTCAATTACCCCATCAACGATTCTTAAAATATCCATTAAAGTTATCCTCATTGGGTCAATACCAATCTCCTTTAAACTATAAGCAGTCATTTCAGCAACTAAGGCATTATGCTTAGCAGATAATTCAAAGACTTTAGGATAGATAGCTTTTAAGGTTTTACCAGCTTCACAATCTTCACCTAGATTTGCTACCTCATACCATAATTTATCTTCTGGGGCTTCTACTTCGGTATCTTTGCCGTCAATCTTTCTCATTACCTTTTGCTTTCTTTCTTCTGCACCCTCTCTAGCAATGACATAAGCGTTATCTAATTCAGCTTTGACTGAATCAATGTCTTTGTAAAAGGTGTCCATTTTCGCTATATGCTCTTTTGTTATCATTTTATTTTTTCTTAGCTTTATATGCTTTTAAAATATCTATTGTTTTTGGTTCTTCTGGTAAATAAGCTGGGTCTGGTATTTTTTCTATTTCAAAAGATACTCCTAAATATTCTTTAATAGCT